TTCTGCAACGCATGTGGGTTGTTGTTCTTAAACATAAGTATCTCCTGTGAATGTGATTGATTAGCTGTTGCGGTCTGCGATACCGATTGCGATGGCACGTTCGCCTTCATCCATCGCGTTGAAGAGGTTGCGCTCAAGTGCACGTTGGAACGCAGCCGCATGTCCCAAACGATCCTCGAAATCGTTTGCATACTGAGCAATCGTGATGGTGTTGCGTGGTGATATGGGCTTGGTCACTTCACCGATGCGGATCGCGTTGCGGTAGTAGGTGATGAACGACCCCAGCTTTTGCTCGATAGTCTTGCTCAACGTGGGCACCATCGACTTGATGACCTGCATTTCATCATCGACCGCCATGTAGTCCACGTTGATGAATACGTTGTATCGGTTCATTGCTGCTGCTGACTGCATCTTGACGGCAGCGCTATACATACCAGTCGTATCGCCTGACCCTGCCGTGTTAGCCGTAGCTACAATCGTGAACTCTGGGTGCGGGTGAACCATACGACCTGCATCCTCGAGCAGACGCAGAGACTTGCCCTCGAGCACGGGCTGCAACACATATGCAATGTCGCCTCGGATCGCATCCGCTTCATCGAGCATCAGGACGCAAGGCATCTGCATTGCAGTGGGCAATATGCCATCCGTAAACGTGGTCACTTGGTTGCCATCGTCGTCCGTCGTCACATCGACCTTGCCCACGAACTCAAGACGGGTGATGTCACTGTCGAAGTTGACGCGCTGGAACATGGTGCGGGTGTAGGCACATACTTGTTCTACGAGAGTAGATTTACCTGTACCTGTGTGACCAACCAGCCATGCGTTCTTGTTCTTCTCACGAGCCCACAGCAAATCCGCCAGCGCATCTATGTCGAACTTGAAATACTGCATGATGCTGGGCACAAGCGGGTTGATGCCATCCCAATCGTATGCGGTGATCTCGAAGTCGAGCAGCTTGTCCTTGAGGTTAAACACGTCCTGCGCATTCATCCGCACTGGCTTGCCGTCTGGAATGTCACCGCTCGCTTGCACTGGCTGCGGTGCTACTGCCGTCGTAGCTGGGCGATTGCGCAGCTCCTCCAGCTCCTCGAGCACCGTGGCGATGTTCGTCACCTTGCCAAAGGTTGCCTTGTCCATTGCCATATTGGCGATGTTGAGCATGTCGTCGTTGAACGCTACGCCATGGCTCGATGCGGGTGGTGTCGGCTCCGCTACTGGATCGACGTTGACATACTGTGTGATGTCTAGGTCTGTCTGAGTGAGTGCTCTGGATTGTCTGAAATAGGGCCACGTCTCTTTGTTGTCTGCGTATTCATCCGCTGCCTCGAAACAGGTCTGAGTAAATTCCAAACCAGAGCACGAATTGGTGGCCTCCATGTTGATAAACATTACCAGCGCATCGGTCGTCATGCGGTCAAGGATTTGGTTGAACGTAACGCTCGCGATCTTCTTTGATCCGGGTGCACCGCCGTTGATTAGCTCGCTGTTGCGGGCAGCTTCTACGAGGGCAGAGGTGTCACAGTTGCGCAACTGCGCCTCGATGACCTTGCGCAAGATGCGCTGTGCGTCTTTGGTTGAGTTGTTGTCGATGATGTTTTGAATTGTGATAACTGACATATGATAACTCCTATCGTCAGGTTGCGTATAAGACACAACGAAAGATGTGTCAAGGTTGTGCCAGAACAGCACTAAAAAGACCGCCGGAATTAACCGACGGCCTCAATCTCTTTTTATCCTAATGACCTTTGGTCTTTGTCGCGCAGGGGCGCGGGAGGATTTTATTTTGGGTTGTGTTTGTCCAAGCAATCGACGCACCATATCTGCGTGTCGTCGTGCTGCGGGTGATCCCACTCAATCGTGGGCGCATCGCAGTTGTCGCACTCGATTGCCTGACAGTCGGCGCATAGCCAACCATTAGTTGCGGGTATGCGGTTCACGAATTTACCGCTGCCCCATGCGGTGCTGTCACCGCAATCGTCGCATGTATCTGTCATGTGATGGTCTCCGCTTCATAGCGCACATCAAATCCCATCTGTTCGATGGTCTTGAGCACGAGCGTTGATATTGTTTTGGTTCCCGCGATGTCGGCAAAGTGGTGCGCAGTCTCGCAGATCGGGTAGATGAGTGGCTTGCCGTAGACGTGGCGCACTTTGACCGTGACCTTCATGCTGCGTCCTCCTGTGCTACTGCGGCTGCGTTCATCTTGTGCATTAGGCGGTCGTAGACATCCCAGCGATCCTCGCCGGTGAAGTCGCCGACGACGCGGCAAAGCGCGATAGCGACCGGGTAGTTGCGCTCGTGGTTTTCTGTGGAGCCACCGGCCTTGCGAATGTAGAAGCTCGCTCGGGCTTCGATGACGCGTGTGTATGCTTCGATTGAGTTTTTCATGGTTAGGTTCTCCTATGTTTGGGTTGGGTTATTCGACGTAGTGGTCGTAGAGGTCAGGGTTGACCCACGGCACGAGGACGCACTCGCCTTTGAGGTATGTGCCGTCCACGGTACGGGTGACTTCACCGCAGCCTGTGATCCAGTTGATGCCAAGCCATGCGATGAGAAGGCCGGCGAAGCAGCCGGCCAACGTAGTTGCGATGATGCGGGTGATCTCGACGCGAAGCTCGAGTTGGCGACGTGATTGGATTGATGCGTATGCCATGTGCTCAACCTCCAAAGCGTGTGAACGTCATGACGAACTGGTCGTCGTCGCCGCAGAAATCGCGCAGGTCTTGCTCGCGCTGCTGGGCTACGGCCTCGAGGCGTTCGGCCTCTGCACGGATGAACGTGCCTATCGCCTGCCAGCTATCGCAGGGATCGTCGTGGCGGGCTGTGTTTGCGTGTGTTTGACGTGGTTGCATGGTTTATCCTCCTCATGCTGTGCAAAAGCGCACAAAAAAACCGCCCTCAATCGGGGCGGCTCCTGTTGTGTGCTCTCGGGTGCGTTAGCGTGTGACGTAGGCTGCGATCAGGTCGGACAGCTCGGCACGCTCGGCCTTGGACATGATGCGCTTGGACACGAGTGCGTTCATGCGCTCGACGGGCAAGACGACTTCGCGCTTGGCAACGTGCGCCTTGACGGCCTTGACTGCGGCCTTGGCGTCGGCCTTCGGCTCGTCTGCACGCTTGCCTGTGAAGGCGTAATCTTTGTCGATGCTCTTGGCCTTGAGGCCTTCGGCCACGCGTGTCCATCGTGCGAGTGCTCCCTTGCGAATGTTGGCGCGTGAGGTTTTTGCTTCGCAAACGGCGAGGCCTTGTGTCTGCGTGATCTCGCCTGCGTCGATGGCGGCGATGAAGTTTGCTACGGTGAGGCCAGATGCGTATGTGTGTGCGTCAAATTTGGTCATGATGTCGTCCTTTCATGTGTGCAGGTCATGCACGGTCACATCCTCCGAGACATTCGGGGGATGGTCAGCTCGATGCCGACACCCCAACTTGATCCTAGAAGTTTACTTCTGTTGCGCTGGCGCACGGGACGACGCGACGCGACACGCCCGCGTATTGTGAGGGCATGACACGAGCGAACCCAATTTTCAGAGCCGAAATCAGGGCTTTCCGAAACGTCTACGCGCCTACGGGAACCCAATCAGCCCCTTCATACGGGACAAAAATCTACGAAAAAACAACACATTGCGCGAAACGGTGACGAAAACGGGACAAAAAGAGAGATAGGGGGGGCCACCCCCCGACCCGCGAAGTGCATTTTCGCCAATCGCCATCTCGGGCCACCCGAGAAATCTGAGCAAATTTGAAAACGTCAGGATCAAAATCAATGAGCACGCCAAGAAAGCGCAAAAACCCTAAATGGCAGCAAAACCCAGAGGCATCCAAGCTCACGCCCCTACAGGTTTCGCAGCTTCGCCGCCGTTTATTCGAGCATGTTGACGATCAGGTAGACGAAGCCCACTCAGTAGTCATGGGCCGCAAGCAATGGTCGCCCACACAGGCCCGTGTCTTCTCCACAATGCTGAATAAGGTAATGCCTGACCTCACAGCATCTTTCACCCAGCACGAACACACCATTTCCGACGCACCAGAGAAGCTATCCCGCGCCCAGCTAGAGGCTATCGCTTCCACAATGGGCGACATCATCGAAGGTGAAGCTACAGAGGAGGAGGATCAATGACGCTCACGCCCCAGAAAGCTGCCCGCCATCTCCTAAAGCTAAAGGCCGCAGAGGATAGCTTCCTCGGCTTTGTCAAAGCTGCCTTCCCCACCTGGGAGCTCCCCGACTTTCACCTCAAGATGATCGACGCGCTCGACAGGCTGGAGAAGAACACGCTCACGTCCCACTTCGGCCTCACTCCATCTGAGTGTGAGGGCAAGAAGGAAATTCCTGTCCGAAACATTCTCATCACGATGCCGCCTCGCCACGGCAAGTCCACTTACGGCTCTGTCATATTCCCCGCCTACTTCATGGCGAAGAAGCCCTCGCGCTATATCATGTCCACATCCTACAACTCCCAGCTCGCCACCGACTTCGGGCGCCAAGTCAGAGACCTTGCCAACGAGCCGATCACCAAGCAGGTCTTCCCTGACTTTGAGATGAGCCAGGACAGCCGCGCCGTAGACCAGTGGCGCACCACAGCATCGGGCGCTGCCTACTTCATCGGCGTAGGTGGTACGACTTCGGGCCGCGCCGCCAATCTCCTACTCCTTGACGATCCCCTCAAGTCACGCGAGGAAGCTGAGAGCGCAACCCAGCGCAACAAGATTTGGAACTACTACGTCTCCGCTCTATCCACCCGCCTTCAACCCGACATCGACAACGTACCGCCGGCCCAAATCGTAATCCTAACGCGCTGGCATCCCGACGACCCTGCGGGCCGTCTTATGGAGACGGAGGATTGGAAGGAAGGTCGCTGGATACACATCAACTTCCCTGCTGTATCTGAGAAGCGCGGAGAGCCGATTTCACGCTCTTATTTGGCTGCGGATCACCCTGACTACCTCCCACCGAACGAGGCGTCCAAGATAACCAAGCGCAAGCGTTTCATTTACAAGACGGAGCGCACGGCCCTTTGGCCCGAGCGTTTCCCCCTTGAGGAGTTAGAGCGCCGCGAACGCCTTAACCCTCGCGAGTTTGCCAGTCTTTACCAGCAATCGCCTTTCATCCAGGGCGGAAACTTAATTAAGTCTAACTGGTGGCGAACTTATCCGCCCGATATGAAGCCTGAGCGGTTCACATCCCTCATCATTGCCGCCGACACGGCGTTCAAGGCCAAGCAGAACAGCGACTACAGCGTAATGATGGTCATGGGCCTCGACAGCAACGGCGACATTTACCTCGTAGATGCCATCCGCGACCGCTTTGAGTTCCCTGACCTCAAGCGTCGGATGATTGTGCTTAACAATGAGTGGCGCGGTCGGGGTCTTCGCGGCATCTACGTCGAGGACAAGGCCTCTGGGCAATCTCTGATCCAAGAGCTCAAGCGTGAGAGTGGCGTCTCTGTCATTCCTTACCGGGTTGCTTCTGACAAGGTGTCCCGTCTCAACGCTGTGCTGCCTCTCATCGAGGGTGGCCGCGTATTCTTGCCCGAGGTTGCTCCATGGCTCGACCCTTTTATGGATGAGTGCCAGACTTTCCCCTCCGGCAAGCACGACGACATGGTGGACGCCTTATCCATGGGTCTCGACGTACTGGCCCGCACTCCCACAACGGGTTCGTATTACGTCCCTCCTCCGTTCAGCACGGACGACAAGTCATCTTTGTTTATCGCAAAGTCGGACTTGAATGTTTCCGGCTCGCAGTGGCGCGGTTGGGGGGAGTGAGGACGACGGGCCTCAATAGATAAGAGTAAGTAGAAAACATGGCCTCTAACTTTACAAATTATCGCGCAGAGTTCACTCCATTGAACGACGGCATTGTCGTTGATCTTTCGGAGCACGCTGACGCTCTAACGAGCTACGAAGACATTGCAAGTCTCCTATCGGATGAGCAGGAGCAGCGTCTTGTCCAATACGTCAAGTCTGCGATGCAGATGTCTTACGACCGCATCTCTCGACGCTACGACCATTGGAAGCAGGCCGACCGCGCCCACGACGTTTATGTTCGCCCGGACGCTACATCTTTCAAGGAGAAGGCGGTCATCGCGGATACTCGCGCCATCGCCGACACTGTTCTTACATATTTGATGGCTGCTCTTACGGGCCGCAATCCTATGTTCCAACTTGAAGGTCTCAACCGAAAGTCTCGGAAGTCTTCCGCGATCATTGAGCGCCTTCTCCACCAGCAAATGCGCCGGACGGCAGGGGAGGCCCGAATTGCCCAACATCTTTTGGACTGTATCCGATACGGGTATGCGCCCACCAAAGTCACATGGAACGCAAACACCCGATCAAACGAAATCACCAACTTCGACCCGCGCCGCGTATTCCACGACCCCCGCGTCCAGTGGGGAGATTGGGAGCGGATGCAGTACATCATCTTCTCTGATTTCTCATCTTATGACGCTCTCCTCCAGACAGGCTTATACCCCAAGCTCGCCAAGTACCCAGCCCTCCGCAACCGGCTCACACCTCCGGCTGGTGGCTGGGACGGACACCGCTGGCACGCCGAGGCCGGAAGAGGACTAAGCATTGACCCTGCCGAGAGGAACCGCCGCGAGAATGGCGGCTCGTTCTTCACGCTGGGTGACAGCCGCATCGTAGACGAGTGCTGGATACGTTTGGCCGGCTACGAGGTAAACCTACCGCAGCTCGATCACCTTTACATGGTCGTAACCATTCTTGACGAAGGCGTAGTTATCCGGGCGCAGCTCAATCCCTACGGGCGACAGTTCCCTACGGTGATCGGCGGCCTCTACCACGACGCTCACAAGACCTACGGCCAGTCTCTCTACGACTTGCTACTCCCGCTGCACGATATTTCTACATGGCTATTGCGCTCTCGCATCGACAATGTTCAAGCGAGCCTTACCAACTTGATCTTTGCTGATCCTACCCAGATCGCGATCAATGATCTTATTGACCGCAACCCTCACGGCATTGTTCGAACGATGCCTGGAGTTGAACCTGGCAAGGGCGTATTCATAGCCAACGTACCTGATGTGACCAGGGGCCACTGGAACGACATCGGCGCCATGTCCGAATTAAAGCAAAGGCTTAGTGCTGCTTCCGACGCCCAGCAGGGTATGCCTACTGCCGAGGGCGGTGTTCGTACTGCTACGGAAATCCAGCGATTGACACAGCTTGGTTCTCAACGTCTCGGCGTTCTTTCCCGCATTATCAGTGCCACATCGGTTCGCCCGATGGTTCGGATGATGACATCGAACATCCAAGACTTCTTCTCGAAGGAAGGTTCTATCCGTATCAGTGACAGTGATAGCGCATCTGCTGTCGCTTCGATGGTTGAGGACGGCTATCTCGACTTCAACATATCTGAAATCCAGGGCGACATTGACTACCTTGTCGTAGACGGAACCCTGCCCCTTGAGCCCACTCGCAATGCCGAGACATGGATCAACATGCTGAAAACACTTAACGAAACTGGCATGGCGATGGAATACAACTCGGGCAAGATCGTTGAAGAGGCCATTCGTTCCATGGGTGTTAGCGACCTTGACCAGTTTAAGATCGGCAAGGAGCAACAGGCCGAAGGTCCGACGCCTTCTCAACAGATGATGCTGATGGAGAAAGCTCGCGGCGCATCCGTACAGCCCCAACAGCAAATTGAGAGAGAGGTCCAGAAGGGCAACCTCGTTCCGATAGGAGACAAGCGATGAACGCGAACAGCCGAGTATGGGCATCACAAGTTGACAGCGTGATCCGCGAATACGTCAACGCTCGCATCAATGAAGAATTAAAACCAATTCGGGACGACATGACAGCGATCCGCAGTGCATTGTTGGGCATACGCGAAGGTTCTCAAGGCGATGTTGGCCAGCTTACCGCCCGCGTTAATGACGTAGAGGAGCTTCTTCAGATGTCCTCATCTCGGGTTGCGAAGCTACGTCAACTGGCAAACGAGGAGTAACCGATGGCACGCACCCGCGTCCCTTCAGAGCAGTTAAACTTCCGCTCCGCCAACACGGGGCTACATCTTCTTGATACCTATCTTGAAGATGCGGAGATGGGCAACCTTACGCTTGCTCAACTCATGGGCAAGTTGTTCGATGAGGCCACTGGTGACATCGACACGTTCGAGTTTCGCTATGTAAACACTCCAGCAGCGGGCGAAGTTGCCGCAACTCAAACTCTTGAGCTGCGCATTGGCACCGACGCCGAGTACCAAGAGATTGCTTCCTTCACTGATCTTTTCGTTGACCTAGCGTCATTCAAGGCCACTGCTCTCGCCGACATGGAGGCAAAGCGTTCTGACGCAGAAGCATCCGCGACTGCGGCTGCTGCATCTGAGGTTGATGCGGAAGGTGCTCGTGACGCGGCTCAAGCCGCTCTTGCGGCAGCGCAGATTGCTCGCGACAACGCCCAGACTTACGCGAACCAAGCGTTCCAGACGACACCAACCACGATTGCGCAGGGCATCCTCATCGCGCAAATCCATGGCGAACTATTCAACGGGAGTAGCCTCTAATGCCAAATGTTTCAGTAAGTGACCAGCAGTCCTTAGCCAACGAGCTATCTACCCGGCTCCAGAACCTAGACGCTGCGACACCCAACGCTGATCTCGTGTACCTCACGAGAATGATAGAAATCTTCAACGGGAACGCCAATCTGTCGGCTGTATCCGCTGAAGGTACTGCACAAATTTCTGCCATCCAGGCAGAGAGCGCCAATAGAACTGCGGAAGTTACGCAGGAGGGTGCAACTCAGGTCTCGGCTGTACAAGCCGCGTCTGTAACTGAGCAAAACGCTCTCAACGGCCTTCAGACAAGCATCCAGTCGGCGCTTAATGCCTACCAGATGTCTCCGTCCAAGGTCTTCTTCCTGTCGCAAAGTTAAGAGGACAACATGGCAAACGGATTATTAGGAAAAAAGGTCGTAAACGCGCGTGATACTGAGGTTGTTTATACAGTCCCAGCCGCTCGAACTTCGACATTTAACTTGAACGTACTGAATAACGGCACCAACGCCGCGACTGTAAACGTGTACGTTTCGGACAAAGAATATCAGACGCGGGACTTTGAGGATTACCTCTCCCCTCTGAACTATAACAAGGCATGGGTTGACGCTGATACCGACAACACACTGGACTTGATCGGCAAAAGCACATCCAAGATGATGACTGCGCTCAAGACCACTCCTGTTGATCCGCCGGCTGCTAACACTGCTTCGAACCCAATCGCCTCTAAAAAGATTGAAACCTTGCAAACAGCGAATGCTGACGGCAACTTCTTCTTGGTTAGTGACCCATCGGCAGTTGGCAACCCTCTCCCGTTTTATAATGGTGGTGAGCTCTACGTTCGCTCCGCTCCTGACGGCGGCGTATATACATTTGACAACTACTTCTCTGGCGGAGCCGCCACTACAGCGGCTACTACCTACGGCCAGACTGCAACGGACAACATCCTTTGGGCGACGAACCAAGAAGGCGCGTTTGCGCTCTCTTATGTTCAAGGTGTTCCAGGCGGTGCGGGTTCTGTTGTAAACTCTATTGCAGACTACCGCTCTACAGCAGCCACCTACGGCTCGGCCTTCACATGGGGCTTGGGCGCGATCAGCAAGATTGCTGGCGTCAAGACCGCAGAAGAGCGTTTCATTATCGGCACGACGACGGGCTTCAACTACATCTCCAACGATGACACGCCGCAAACGCAGGCTGAGTTCCAGTCGAACACGATGTCTCCTCCCACTGGCATCTCTGGTTACATGATCGGAGCTGCTGCAATCGAGGGCTCCACTGCGAACGAAGGCAAGCTATACATTGCCTATAGCGGAAACAAAGTAGCCTACACAGATTACACTGCTGCGGCTCCATTCCCTGTTACTGGCTACAGCGTCTTCGATTTCCCAACTGGTGTGACTTACGACGACGTTGTGGACATCCGAGCAGAGGGTTCGAACTTCGTGATCGTTGTCTCAGGTGGGGAAAAATACAACACTTCAGACCTCGGGCTGACTTGGGGCACCTCAAAGAGCTACGCCGCGCAACCAGTCGGCATCGCAGTTGCGAGCATCGACGGTCAGAACAAGTTTGTGAACGACGACCTTACAACAAACGTGACCGAGCTCACATTTGTTCGCGGTCGCACATACCGCCTTCATCAGCTTGCCACTACTAACAACAGCCACCCGCTTCAGCTCTCTGAAGTATCTGGTGGGCCGCACTCAAACGGTACGCCTTACTCTACAGGCATGACCTTCATGATGGGCGACCCTACAGCTACGGCACCGTTCGCGGTTACGACTGCGACGAATGCCACCTGGGTAAGCGACCACGCCACATACGATGGCCAAGCTCGCATCATTGAATGGACGGTTCCTGCCTCTGCGCCTGACACGCTGTACTTCTATTGCCCGAACCACACCAACATGGGCTATGCGATTTCCATCGTGAACGAGGACACAGTTGCGCCACACGATACACAGACAGCGCTCTCAACGGTCAATATCTACAACGCCGACAACGGCGATGCAGATCGCCGGTATGACCTGACCTTCGACGGTAACGCCTTCATGCGTGAGAAGCGCTTCTACGCACTTCCTCTCGTAGACAAGTACGAGGTTGCTGAAATCTCTGGGGGCGAAATTCTTGAGCGCACAGCGATTATGGCCTCCGAAGGTGAGCAGGTCATCGTAACAACGAGCGAGGACCAAATCGTAGTCCGAGTTCACGGTATCGAGGAATAAGCACACATGGCACGCATCCGTAGACCAAAGAAAATCAGCGGCTCAGAGTACACCTTCGGTGGTGGCTCTGGGGCCACCAGTTCTGCTGGCGACCTTGTTAAGATCATCAGGGGCCACCCGGATCGCTCAAACGCGAACCACGGCGGCTTCGTATCGAGCGGTGATACCGTAACGGTCGTGCTTGATGCTGGCACCTCGATCCCGACCAAGGACCAGTACATCTACTTTGACAATGCGTTCGAAACTGAGACTGGCTCTTTCACCTATGAGTTCACGAATGGCGACACTGCTCTCCCTGCGGGTGTCAGTTGGACAACTAACGTGGACAGTACCGATACGGACACGGGCGAAGCTCGGTTCTACGGAACTCCTTCTGCTGTGGGCACTAATACGTTTAAGATTAAAGCGAACTACCCGAGAGGGACTGATGCGGAACAGGTCGAAATCACCTACGTCTTAAAGGTTCTGCCTGCTGGAACTACTCCAGTTTGGGACCAGTCGCCAAATACCTTTGATGATCGGTTTATCCGAAATACGGCTACAGAGTTTACTGTCTTTGCGGGGCCAACGACTACTTACTCAGGGGCTACATATACCCTTTCTAACGT